AAGTCTTGCAGATTACGAGTGGGCTGATCTAATAGACAATGCAGATAAAGTTAGATTATTAATTGATCCAACTTCTTCTTACGCAAAAGCTGCGGCTGCTGCTATGGGAAGAGCTATGGACGATGTAATCATCGCTGCATTAGGTGGTACTGCGTACACTGGAGAAACAGGATCTACTTCTGTTGCACTTCCAGCTGGACAAAAACCATACAGTGGTTCAAACCAAACTGATGGCTTAACAGTTGCTAAACTTTTAGCGGCTAAAAAGACATTGGATTTAGCAGACGTTGATCCTAGTTTACCTAGATTCATCGTGTGTGGACCAACTCAAATTAGTGATCTATTAAATACAACTGAAGTTAAATCTTCTGACTTTAACACTGTTAAAGCTCTAGCTCAGGGACAATTAGATTCGTTCCTAGGATTTAAGTTCATTGTGTCTAACAGATTAAAATTTGACGCAACAAATACAGACGACAGACTTGTATACGCATTCACAGCTGACGCTATTAAATTAGCAGTTGGTCAAGATGTTGTAGCTAGAATAGACGAGAGAGCTGACAAATCATACAGCACTCAAGTTTACTACTCTATGAGCATCGGTGCTACTCGTATGGAAGAAGAAAAAGTTGTCGAAATTGCGTGCGACGAATAATAACTAACAAATAGGAGAACACTATGGCTAATGGAGTAAATTACCAACTAAGTCAGAACACACCAAAAGATATGGTTGACGTATCTAAATGGGGTGGAAAATTACGAGTTCAGTACGATACGTACGAAGCTAGTTCTTTAGCAGCAGGATCTATTTCTGTAGCTACATTACCAGCTGGTGCGATTGTATATGATGTAATCCTTCAAGCTGATGACATGGGTACAAGCACAACTGCTAAAGTTGGTGATGCAACTGATGACGATAGATTTATCACATCAACTGCAACTGACTCTGCAGCAACAATCACTAGATTGAATGCTATTGATGGTTTTGGTTATGAATATACAGCAGAAACTGATATCATTATCACTACTGGCGGTACATCAACTGGTACTTTTAAAATCGCTATTTTTTACGTAGTAGCTTAATTTAAAAGAGATATTTATAGTGGGGAGTAAAATCCCCACTATCAATCATGAAAAAAATCAACGAACCAAAAACCATTTTACATTTCCAAAATAAAGATTATATCTATCGTTATGTTCTAGTTGATAGATTTAAATATACATCAACTGCACATCATGGTTTTGATAAAGACTTAGAACTTACAGAAGCTGAGATCTTTGCATTGGTTAAACCTAGACAATTAAGACGTAAATATATTATAAAGAAAGATTAATATGGCATCAGTAGTAGAAATTTGTAATGGAGCTTTAAATCAATTAGGTGCATCTACAATCTTAACACTTACAGAAGATTCTAAAAATGCAAGACTTTGCAATGCTAGATATTTAAATGTAAGAGATGCAGTATTTAGACATCATCCTTGGAACTGTTTATTAAAACGAGCTCAATTACCAGCTGATACAGAAACACCAGCTTGGGGATTTACAAAACAATTTACATTACCATCAGACTGTTTAAGATTAATTAAAATTTTAGATTACGAATCTGATCACGTTGTAGAAGGTAGAAAGATTTTATCTCACTCATCTTCTATGAAAATATTATACATATCAAGAGTTGAAGATCCTAACGAATATGATCAATTACTAAGAGAAGTTTTAAGTGCTGCGTTAGCTGCTGATATTGCTTATGCAGTAACTTCATCTAATCCAGTAGCTCAACAAATGTATTCATTGTATCAAGAGAAATTAAAAGATGCTAGATTCGTAGATTCAACAGAAGGATACAATACAGATCAAGAAATGGGTATGGCATCTGTAGTAGATTCAAATACGTTTATTAACTCTAGGTTTTAAAAACCATGGCTAGAGTTGCTGTTCAATTAACAAACTTTACAGGTGGAGAATTATCACCACGTTTAGATGGTAGAAATGATCTAACTAAATACGCATCTGGTTGTAAGACATTACAAAACATGGTTGTCTATCCTCATGGATCTGCAGCTAGAAGACCAGGTACATCATTTGTAGCTGAAGTTAAAACATCATCAGCATTTACAAGATTAATTCCTTTTGAATTTTCAACAACACAAACTTACATTTTAGAATTTGGAAATAATTATATTCGTTTCTATAAAGATAGTGGTTCAATATTAGAATCCAATAAAACAATAACAGGAATTACACAAGCTAATCCTGGTGTTGTTACAGCAAACTCACATGGTTTCTCTAATGGAGATACAGTTGTTATTTCTGGTGTTGTAGGAATGACACAAGTAAATGGCAAAAGATTTAAAGTTGCAAACGTTGCAACAAATACATTTGAATTACAAGATATAGATGGCAACAATGTTAATACATCTGGTTATACAACTTATGTATCAGGTGGAGTTGCAAATAGAGTTTATACATTAACAACAACTTATGAAACTGCAGATCTAGCAGATTTAAAATTTGCTCAATCAGCTGACGTTATGTACATTTGTCATCCTGATTTTCCACCAAGAAAATTATCAAGAACTGGTCATACCTCTTGGACTATTACAGATGTTGATTTTTCTAATGGACCATTCTTAGATCATAATATTACAACAACAACAATGACACCATCACATAAAAACGTTGGTGATACTGTTACAGCAACATTCTCAGCAGTTACTGGTATTAATGATGGTAATGGTTTTACATCTGGTGATGTTGGAAGAATAGTTCATTTTAATACTGGTCATTTTGAAATTACATCTATTACATCTACAACAGTAGTTGTTGGAACTGTTATTAAAGATTTAGGTAAGACCACTGCAGATACTGACTGGGCTTTAGGTGCGTGGTCAGAATATACAGGCTATCCTTCTTGCGTAACTTTCTATGAACAAAGATTAGTATTTGCAGGAACTGAACATCAACCACAAACTTTATTCTTTTCTAAATCAGGTGATTATGAAAACATGGATGACAATTATCATGGAACAGTAGCAGATGATGATGCAATTATTTATACAATCGCTTCTAACCAGGTTAATGCAATTAGATTTTTATCTGCAACACGAACACTAATCGTTGGCACAGTAGGTGGAGAATTTTCAGTATCAGGTGGTGGTACAGATGATCCTGTAACTCCAACAAATATATTAATTAAAAAACAATCTAATCATGGTTGTGCAAATATAGACGCTATACCAGTAGGTAACGTAACTTTATTTTTGCAACGTGCTAAAAGAAAGATTAGAGAACTAGCATATAACTTTGATGTTGATGGTTATGTTGCACCTGACATGACTATTCTTGCTGAGCATATTTCAGAAACTGGAATTAATTCTATGTCTTACCAACAAGAACCTAATCAAATTATTTGGTGTGTTAGAGGAGATGGAAGATTAGTTGGTTTAACTTATCAAAGAGAACAACAAGTTGTTGCTTGGCATAAACATATATTTGGTGGTGCATTTGGAACAGGTATTGCAGTATGCGAATCCATAGCTACCATTCCAACAGATGATAAAGAATATCAAACATGGGTTATTATTAAACGTACCATTAATGGTGTAACAAGACGTTATGTTGAATACATTAATCAATTTGATTTTGATGAAACAGATAATACAAACTTTAATTTCTTAGATTCACAACTTGCTTATTCTGGATCTGCAACTACTACTATTTCTGGATTAGATCATCTTGAGGGACAAACTGTATCTGTTCTTGCAAATGGTGCAACACATCCAGACAGAACTGTATCTGGTGGATCTATTACTTTAGCAAGATCATCTACTAAAGTTAAAGTTGGATTAAAATATACATCATTATTACAAACTATGAGATTAGATGCTGGAGCTCAAAATGGTACATCTCAAGCTAAGACAAAAAGAATATTTAATATCTCTATTAGATTATATGAATCTGTTGGCGTTGAAGTTGGTCCAGATTTAAATAATATGGAATCCATTCCATTTAGATCTTCTGCAACACCTATGGATCAAGCTATACCAGTATTTACAGGTGATAAAGAAGTAGAGTTTAGAGGTAACTATGAAACCGATGGTTTTATATATGTACGTCAAACTCAACCTTTACCTTTAACAGTTTTATCGTTATACCCAGAATTAATTACAAATGACTAATAGATTAATTATAATTCCTTATACACAAAATCATGGTAAAATAATCATGGAATCCCAAATGAACCACATGCTTACTCAACAAGATGCTGAGTATATTAAAAAAGATAATAAC